TGATCGCCCACTTGTGGGCCTTGAGCCAAAACTTCCTGAATAAAGGTCTGGGTATAACCTGCAGCTGCAAGTTGTCCAGCGTCTTTTTGGAGTTTGAGAACAGCGTCAAGTTGATCTTTAAGTGAACTTGCAAGGCCCTCAGCTGTTGAGCCAGAGCTGGTAAAGAGCTTGCCGACGTCGATCTTTGTGGCGCTTTCCCACGAGCTAGTAAGAAGGTCGATCGACTGCTGCACGATAGCTTGCTGCTTATCGGCTGCTGCTTGCTGAAGCTGGACAGCCTTATCTGCAGCTGCTTGCTGAAGTGAGGCGATCTTGTCATTATGGTTAGCGAGGAGATCTGCCTGCTTCTGCTGATAGTCAGCGTCGATCTGCGTGATCTTGTCCTGGTAAGCCTGGTGAGCATTAGCGCTTGCTGTATCAAAGGCGTCCTGAGCTGCTTGCATAGCGTCGTCGTGTTTAGTCTGAAGGCTCGCTACCGTGTCGTCATAAGCCTGTTGAGCTTTGGTATCACGGTCGATCTTTGCAGCCATAGCTGCGTCCATCTTGTCCTGGCGATCCTGAAGCGCAGTCGCGTAGTCAGTCTGAAGTTTTGTCATTTCAGCTTGAGCTGTAGCTAAGGCGTCAGCTTGCTTCTTTGCTGCAGCTGCAGCTTTAGCAGCTCCCTTATCAACGTTTCCACCTGGGACAAGGCCAGTAATATCAAGAGGCTCGCCCGAGCTAGTGCCTCCAGCCGTAGCCAAAGCGTCTTTAATGTTAGGGAACTTAATGTCGATCTTCTTGTTAGATAGATCGTCGAGCTTGCTGCTAAACCCGCCAATTTCTTTAGCTGCGCCATTTACCGCGTCAGCTATACCCTTGAAGTGACCGCCGATAAACGGTAGGTGTGTAGCTGCTTCGATTACCTTGCCGATAGCCCCTACAAGGTAGCCAAAGGCGTCGATAACGAGCTTGAGAGCGTCTACAACGACCTTTCTGAAGGTCTCTGAGCTATTCCATAGCTTGACGAATCCTGCAATTACTAGACCGATTACAGCGACAATAGCGACGATTTCGATATTGGCAGCTACCCAGGCTGCAGCTTGAGCATAAAGCTGTTTAGTCAGATTAACGATAACTACCGTGAGAACAGTACCTACGATTAGAGCAATAGCCTCCATAGCTGCTTTATGCTCACTGAGCCACTTGAGAGATCCGATAAACCAGCTCTCGAGCTTTGTTAGAACAGGAAGAAGAAGGTTTCCGATCTTCTCTTTAAGATCCTCAGTCTGTACGCCGATAATCTGCATTTTGCCAGCGTAGGTCTGAGCGTAGGCTGCAGCTTGACCGCCGATTTTCTGGTTTAACTGGTCAAAAGCTTTAGAGATAGCTTCATTTTTAGGTAGGTGTGTGTCCAGGACAATACCGAACTCACGGAAAGCTCTAGCTGCGCCAGTAGTACCGCGTGTCAAAGTAGAAGCAGCTGTAGCAAGATCTTCGTGCTTGAGTCGAGCGTAGTCTGCAGCTACGGACATAAGCCTGGTGGACTCAGTGACTGATCCAGTCGCTGTAATCATCTTTGTAAAGGCGTCGCGTGTGTCGTTAGCCTTAAATCCGAGGTTGCCCATAGCCTCAGTGGACTTCATAATGGCTTCACGGTTAGCGTCGGTATTGACCTTCGCGTTATTCATAGCTGTACCGAGCGCAGCTACAGAAGTCTGAGCTGCTTCAGCTGCTTTTACTGAGTCTTTAAGAAAACCCTCAAAATCGGATATACCTTTTTGCAGAGCTGAGCTGGCAAAGGTACCGAGCATAACTGTCTTGAGCCCAGTGAACTTTGAGCTCGCTGTATCAGCTGCAGCTGTAATGTTTTTGATACTGGTCGTAGCTTGATTAACACCAGTCTGAACACCAGAAGTCTCAAGATTGACGGTGATATTTAGTGGAGGGATTTCACCTGCCATTTACTATCCCCCCAAAGGTCTGAACGAGTATGCCAGGATCTGACTGAGCTGCCCTGACGTGACGAGTCCAGTGAGCGCAGGCTCCATATATGGGTATTTTACCCCACTTGCCCAGCGAGGGTTTCCTAATTCGAGCGCACGAGCATAGACAGCACCAGCTCCTACTTCAGCTGTATAGCTACCGAAACCTTTACGACTTGAACCATAAGTCATAGAAGTAAGAAGGTTTCCTGTACCTCTGTTAGGGCCTCGACCGTCGCCTGGAGAGATATGCGGGTTGTATCGGTAATACTGATTGCCATTACGAGCAGTAACGCGCACTGGAGGGTTAGAAGCTGAGTCAGCGTTTTTCTTTGCGTTGATATAAACCTGGCGAGCTATCAGGGACATAGCTCCATTAGCTGCCTGGTCAAAGCGAGCAAGCCAGCGCTGCATACCAGCCTGAAACTCAGCAAAGTTATCACTCACCGCTGCGCCTGCTCCATCTTCTCGTTTTGCACTTCGTCTAGGGTATCAGCGATAGCTAGTAGCCAGTCGGCACGATTAGCTGGTAGCTCATCTACCTGGCTAGGCGTCCAGCCGAAACGATCAGCGAACTTAAAATAGACCCATTCTTCATCTGGATAATCCAGATCTGGGTGACGTTGAAAGCCCTGAAGCGTAGCTTTTAAGCGTTGGAGCTTTCTGTAACCGCTTTTGGGTCTGCCTCATTCTTGTCATTCTTAGCAAGAGTAGGGAAGAGGATCGAGCTAATATCTTCAGAAGCTTTGACCAAATCGTCATAGTCAGCGATCTCTAGCTCTTCAAGCGACTCTGGCTTAACAGAAGGGATAATGAGATCGAACGACCAGTCCTCGACGATTGTGGCGATAAGAGCTTCGCTGAAAGCAAGTCCCTTAGCAATATCGCCTGTGAGACCGTCGCCAGCTTTAATAACACGGTTACGATCTTTGACTCGAAGAGTAGACGGATCTTTAATAGTGACTGTAGCTCCAGATGGGAGCGTGATCTTTGTGCTTGCCATTTTGCCTCCTAATAGGTTGCCCATATCTTAGGGGATAAAAGCCGAGTAGGGGAATCAACGGCGAGGCAAATCAGCCGTGATCCCCCTACTCGATATTAGGGTTTAGAGGTAAGCAGCAGACTTAGCGTTTTGGATAACCCACTTGATAGGGGAGTATCCGACGGTACCTGAGTCTGTGAGGTTACCCTGAGCGTTAATGTCTACTGTGATTTCGACATAATCCTTAGAGCGCTCGATCGCAGCAGCTGTGTAGGCACCCTTTGTTACGGTTGCCTGGATCTGTGTAGCTGCAGCACCAGTGCCTTGAGCCCAGTTAAAGACCAAAGCAGGCTGAGTGTTTGTCAAGAAGTTAGTGAGCTGAGTGTCAGCTTCCATAAGGAAAGTGACTTTGCCTGTGACTTCGAGAGCTCCTACGAATACCTGGTAAGGGTTTTGTGTGTTGCCGATACCAAAGATAGGTGAGACTGGACGCTTCATATCGAGGTTTCCAGTAACAGCGTTTGAGACTGTTGTGCCAGCTACTGAAACTGTGCCGTACCAGACAGGTGTAGGCAAGATTGTAGAGAAGCTAGGGGTAGGTGTTGAGACTGTTGATGAGAGCCAGCCAGTTGCCTTTGCGTCGTACTCAAGAAGTCCCTCAGAAGTGAACTTGAGAGAGAAATCGTGGAACTGTATGCCTGGGTAAGAGCGAACGTTAGCTGCGTAGAAATCAGTCAGCGTAAAGGAAGCTGGCTGAGCGTCTGCAGCTGTAGTACCTGAGTTTTTGAGCGAAATAGTGTGGGTGTATGGTGCAGAAGCGCCTGTGAGAACGTCCTCACCGAGAAGTCCTGCGATTGGGAAGCCGATTGTGTCTGCAAAAGCAGCTCCACCAAAGTCAAAGGTAGAGTTACCGCGACCCTGGACATAGTTGTAATTCTTAACGAGTGATCCGCGTAGGCCCTCATCATAGAGTGGGCCGTACTTGTCCATAGGCTTGAGGGTTGTAGCTAGGACTGGGATAAACGTCGTCGGTGCAACGACAGTACCTTTTGTAGTTTCCTTAGCTATGCCTACGTACGAACGGTGGGTATTTTGTACTGACACTTATTCACGCTCCTGCTGTTGAGTCAGACGAGGCTGACGATTGTGGTGCAGCTACTGGAGCTGCTTTCTTACTTGCTGCAGGTGCTACGTCAGCTGCAACGAAATCCGCTGGAGCGTCGAACGTGTCGCCTGGTTTTACTGTCAGTACAAGCGTAGGGAACTCACGAACCGCGTCGCCTGTGTAGGTGTAGCTTGCCATTATTCTCCTATGCCTGGATCATCTCAGTAACGTCAAAGCGGATCTCTGCGAACGTGTCAGTAGCGCCGTTGTCTGACGTGACAGGCTCTCCGTAGAGAGTGTCGATCGCAGGCTCAGCACCCTGCCACACCAGATTTCCAGTCGTATCACCGAACCTGTGATCTGCTCGCAGCGTTGCCTTGATGTTGTCTATAAGTGTATCAAAATCAGCCATAGAGTCCTCAGCGTTATTTTGTACTGAGTGGTGGAAGATCTGTAGAACTACCGTGAAATCTACTTGCTTCCAGCCGTTATTAGCTCCACCAATAGCAATACGCTTTTCGCGCTCGCTCTGGATAAAGATTACAGCTGCAGCTCGAGATAGCTGACCAGGTTTAGCACCGACCTGGTAGTTAATGCGTTTAGGAAACGAGGTAAAAAGCTGATTGAGCTGGTCGATACCTGCAGTCTTGAGATAGTTGTAGAGCGTAGCTCGTACGTCCGCGCGACCTGCCATTAACGAACCTTACGGAATGGACGCAGTAGCTCCTTTGCCATAGCAAGATCTGAGCCGATAATGTCCTGGACGCTAGGGCCAGAAGAAGGTCGAGTCGTTACTGCCATAGTCATAGAGCTATCACCGCGAACCTTGAGAAAATCTGTGACCACCAGGATTGCAGCTTCTTTAACAGCTGCAGGCATACCTGAGAAAGCTGCATTAGTGTGGCTATAAGCCATAGCTGTCGAAAGCGTGACTGGGTTAGCGCCGTAGACGTAGTTATTAGCTACCTGCAAGCGCTCGCTGTACTGACCGTCGTAGAAGTTAATAACCTGTCCAGGCAAGATACCGACAGGGTTAGCTACGGTAACGCTCTTTGATCCAGCTGTGCCTGTGCCAGTGGTATTAACGTAGCCAGCTGTGTAGTTGTAATTGACGTAGATCTGGGATCCAGTCGAAGGTGGGAAACCAAAGGCTAAAGGCCCCTGAGAGCTGTATGAGAGGCTTGTCTGGGCGATTGGATAGATCACCTTATCCGACTCGAACCAGAGTGGCGTAAGGTCATTTACGACCGTTAAATTGGTAGGTGTAGCCCCATAGCTGAGCGAGCTAATTGCAATAAGAGGAGTGATCTCGGGACGGATAATGAGATTACCCTGGGGAGTCATACGCGTACGCTTCTGCTCTGTTACCGAGCGAGCGATCAGTGACTGGTTAAGATGGGTGTTAATCCAGGAGCTTGCGCGCCCGATAACGGATAGAAGCTCAGCGTCCTGCTGAGCCTGGGTGCCACCGACTACGAGATTGTTATAGTCGATCGCTGTAGGAGCGTTTTTATATTCAGCAAGGGTTAGATATTCGTCGTCCTGGTAATACGGTGTGTTATTAGTTATTACCGTCGTTGCCATACTCTATATCTCCGTCCGTGCGTGGTGTGGACTCGTAGGTATGCCCACAGCGCGAGCACTTTCTAAACCAGCTGCCGAAACCGCATTGGGTACAAGTGTACCCGCGTTGAGCGTCGCCTGGAGTGTGCCTAGATAGATTCTCTTCTACGAAACCCTGGCTCTTGAGAGCTGCAATATCTTTAGGGTTTGAGACTTCATACATTCCACCTTTGTCAGCTTTGTAGCGTCGAACGCCTGACTGACTCTTGATGTTTGTCTCTTTAACGAAACCGTCGCGTGGTACTAACCGTGCCATTTTGCCTCCAAAGTGATAAAGGGAGAGAGCCGAAGCTCCCTCCCCCTATCTTATTCAGTTTTCGACTATGCAGCTGTGATACCTGAAACGATACCGTTCCAAGCAGGAGCCTGACAGAAGAATGTTCCACGGAAGTAGGTGCTGAACTCATAAGCGAACTGAGTTACAGGCCACTGGATACCCATATAGTCCTGGACGAGGTAGTTAGACCATACGTCTGAGACCTCTGTGTCAGGAATTGGGAGTGTCCAAGAGATAACTGGAGCTACGCCCTGTGGGAGCCAAGGGTGGACGATTAGATCCACTGACTTGCCAGTTACTTCATTGACGATACCACCGACGACAGAACCGAGGATTGCTCCTGTGGTCTCGTCCTGGGTGATGTTGAGACGGTAGTTAGCGTTAGCTGCACCCTTGATTGAGTCAGAGAGCTGCTTACGGTCTGAACCGTTGATGAGGATAGCGTCTGGATCAGCCTTTACAGAGTTGTAGAGACCAGCGAATACTGACTGGAACTCTGTACCTGGGTTGGTGTTCGAGAAGGCGCCAGCGATATTGTTGATAAATCCGCTTGAAGGCCCGAGGAGAGTAGGAAGGATTCCGTCATATCCTGTTGCATAAGCAGAAGTATCAGCTGCAGCGCGTGAGGCAACTGCGCCAGTGGTCTTGAGAGGCCCTTGGTTTCCTGTTGAGGAAGTAGCTGCGCCACCGACTGTAAAGGTTGTACCTGTTGTACGACCCTGGTAGTAAGCGTTAGCTGCACCAGTAGTTGTACCGACATATACGTTGTAAGCAAGTGCGCCAGTTACAGGTGTAACTGTGACGACAAGAGCCTGACCTGAAGTGGTTGTAGCAGTAGCGACAGAAGAAACGATCGACTCACCAAAACCAGTTGAAGATACACCAGCGTCTGCTGTGACGTAGACGTAGTAGGTGTTAGCAGCGATAGCTGTAACTGAACCTGAAGCTGTTGCACCAGCAGCTGTAGCTGTAGGAGCTGAAAGAGCGCCTGAGTAGCCAGTTGAAGTACCGCGAGCCATAAGCATCATTCTTTCTTCCATAAGCATTGTTGCATAGAGGGTAGAAGTTGAAGATAGCTGACGGAGATCCTGGTATCCGAGGCCTGAGAAGTTAGCGTCGAATGAAACGCTATCTGACAAGCTGTAGGAGTTGTAAGGCAAGACAATATCGTCCGCTGTGTAGCTGATCTTTGGGCCACGCTCGAAGTTGATTGAACCGAAAGCAGTAGTTGTAGTTTCAGATACGCCAGGCCAGATCTGTCCTTGTCCACCAGTACCAGTACCTGTGTAACCAGTAATGCGCTTGATACGGTGTGAAGTACCGACGCCCTTCTTACGAGGGATACGGTTACGGAGAGGTGTAGGACGTGGTGTCAAGAGCTTTGCAGGTGCTTCCAAGTCGAACGCAGCGAAAGAAGTGCTGAGTGGGCTAGTAAGCGAAATATCCTTCTGAATATCCTGCATAGCAAGGCGCTGAGCTGAGATGGCGTTATTAAGGCCAGCAAGAGCGTCAGGTGTGAGTGACTTTGTTGCAGCCATAGCTTCGAGAGCTGCGACTGGATCTGCTGAAGGAGCTTGTCCTGGAACGTTTGTACCAGCTGAGAGAGCCTTTGCAAGCTCACCCTGGTATTCGTCCATACGAGCTGCTGCCTTCTTAGGCGAGCTGACGTCTGAGAAGAGGTCAGTAGCCTTTGGAGGAGTTAGAGCCAATTTGGTTTCCTTTGTTTAGAGGGGTCGGTTAATTAGTCCTGGTCGTCAGACTTGCCAGCCTTAGAGAGAAACTCTTTCTCTAGTGCCTTATAGCCCTTGACCAAGATTGGGTCAGATGTTGCTGCTGCCTTAGCGCGATATTCTGCTGCCTTCAGCATTAGCTCGTTTGTTTGTGTGACAGCAATACGTCCAGTGCGCTTTGGCCCACCAGCTACTGCTGCCGACTTTGCTGCTACGAGCTCTGACTCAAGAGCTACCGCCTTTTCCTCTGCTGCTTTTGTAGCAGCCTTTAAGGAAGCGATCTCTGCTCGGACTGATTCAGTCGCCGTCTTTACAGCTTTCTCTACGATCTCAGCCGTCGCTTCGTCGTCGAGAACTTCAGGTGCAGCTTCCTCAGCTGCTGCCTCAGCTTCTACAGCTGGAGCTTCTTCTGCAGCTACAGGCTCTTCGCCTTCTGCAGACTTGATTGACCCAGCGTTTTGCTCTGGGGTCATAATGGTCGCTGTCGATACGTTAGCTGTTGTAGCGATACCTGCATTGTTGCCAGGGATCTG